CGTTAGTAGAAACATATACGTCAACACCGTACAGGTTACCAATCTTGCCAGTCTCTACGCCTTTGCCATTAACAAAGTCAGTAGAAGTGTAGCGATCAATACCCATGATAGCGTTACGCAGTGAAGGTGGTACGATGAAGCTACGACCGTCCATAGGAACGTCTGCGTCATCCATCTTCTGAATGAGGCCACGGAACGCAGCGTCAGAGAATGCACCAATGTCAGCAGCACCGTCAGCGTCAAATGCTTCAAGAGCGCCAGAGGTAGTGTTGATCTGGAAAGAACCAGAGTTAACGTAGCTAGAGCCATCGCCATCGCCGAAAGACTTAGCCAGTTCAAACAGATCGTTGTCAACCTGCTTGGCCAGACCGTAGCCAGCGTCGCCAGTATAGAACTGACGCAGAGAAGCGAGAGCCTGTACTTCGGTGATGTCTTCAATCAGACGAGAGAACTCAAAGTGCTTGTTGATGTTGATCAGGACTTCTGACTCAACAGAGTTCTGGATAGTTACGGCAGTCTCTGCAACTTTAGCGTGAGCTGAACCACGAGTAGGCTTAGGAACGTGAATGGTGTCACCTTTCTTGCCAGTCATGCTCATCTTCTTGATGAGGTTAGCCATTACAAGATTGCTCTTGTATGCAGCAATTACTTCGTCACTCCAGATTTCTGGGATAAACTTAGCGGCGCTAGTGTTGTCTACTGCTCCGCCCATGTTGGGATATACTGATGTAGCCATGATAATACTTCCTTAAAGAGATTTAGTTTCTGACTCTCCCTTCTTGGTACGCTTGCATGATCTCGTCAGACAAAGACAAATACCTATCAGGGTCGGTCTGCATTAGTTTAATAATGTCTGAGCGTCTATAAACTTTACGACTTGCTGCTTCGCCGCTACCTTTAGCATTACCTGCTGAGGCGTTCTTAACTGCGGTTTTACGACTAGCCTTCTCATTAGCTACAGTCTGTCCTACTATCTGTTGACGTTCTTTCCACGTAGTGAAGAGTTCATCAGCAGCTTCAGCGTCATACTGTTGATCTGCTTGTACAAAAAGCTGTGTCCGAATCTTTGATCCCTTAATCCAATCAGCAAACTTACTATCTGTCAGAATCTCTTGCATGTCAGGATGACGTTGTTGCAGTTGAGCCTGTGCTGTAGTTTGTCTGTACTGCTGAGTTTGTGCTTCAGCAGCTTTGATTGAAGGGTGATTCTTAATAGCTTTCTCGACTGCCTTGTCGGGATCAGAGAAAAAGTCTATATCTTCTTCAGGTTCTTGGGTTGCTTGTGTTGTGTCGAGTTGTGTCTGAATGTAGTTATCAACGACTGACCGAAGTTCCCCTACCTCTGAGCTTTGACGACCTAAAAGCTTCTCAGCTTCTTGGTGCATCCTTACTATCTCTGCGGTAGACTTACCTTGATACTTTTCAGGGATTTCTTCTTGTTCTTGAGGGGTGTCCTCTACTTGAGGTTCCTCTTGAATTTGACTTACTTCTTGTTCGTTGTTTTCTACGTCTTCTGGACGCTCGTCTATTAGTGTTGCCATTATTAAACTCCGTGAGTATTCTCATTATGGAGGTGTATTATGCAGGGCTTCTTGGTTAAGAGTTGGCCTTGCGCTCTTGCTGTAACTTCTGCGCTCTGTTTTTTTCCCACTGTCTGGTAGCACCCATAAAATCACCAGAGAGGGGGTCTAGCTTACTTCGCACAGCACTTACAATTCTTCTTGCAATCTTATCGCAGTCTAAACAGGGGATGTGGGTACACTCTGAATCTGTGTAGCGTTCGTTTGTGTGTCCACTTTCGCAGCGATACTCGTAGATAGCCCTCATTAGGCAGCTTCTTCTACTTCATCTTCCTTTAATGCTTCTGCTTCTGTTGCATCGATTTGAGCTTCTAGGTTTAGTAGGTTAGCTATGATAGCGAGTTGGCCCTTACGGAAGTAAAGGTCTTCATTATCTTTTGCAGCTTCTACTGAGTTGATCACCATCGCATTAGACTTAAGGTCTTCCATTAGTTGCTTCCAGCCGTCTGTTCCAAACATATCTCTAATGTTACGGTAATATAGCTCAAGGTCTTTATCAATCATACTGTTTCTCCCTAAGGACAGTTAAGTTAAGTTATCATTAATGAGATATAAACACCTCATATACTACTTATTATATCATAAATGAATAAGAAAGTCAAGCGTTATTTCTTCTTTTTACTTGACTTTGTAGTATTTTTGTTGTATATAGCGTCCCAGTTGGCTGCAAACTTCTTCTGGTCTGTCTTTCGCTGGGCACTTCCTTTACCACCGTGGGTCTGACCCTTCATCGTTTCTTACCCTTATGAAGGCCATGCTTGGCGTGTTGCTTGCCCTTAGCGGTGGCTGCTTTCTTCTTTACATTAGCAGCGGCTAGTTTCTTTTTACCCGCTGCTGTGGACTTCAGCTTACTAATAGTCTTAGAAGGTGCGTATACTTCGCCAGTCTCTGAAGACTTTTTGCCGCTAGGTGTACGCCACTTCTGCTTTGTCCACTTCTTTAAAGATTTCTGTGATTCTTTTAAAGCCATTACTTATAGCCTCCGCCTTTTGCCTTGTACTCCTTGGCTAACATCTGAGCTTTCCTAGCAGACCATTGACCAGCGTTACCACCTTTAGTTCCTGCTTTGATCTTGTTAAACAAGTTCTTCCGCATGGTGGGCTTAGTGTAGTTCCCTGCTTTGTTTACTGTAGACTTCTTGGCTGGCATGTTACTTACCTTTTTTAACTGGCTTCTTCTTAGGCTTTACCGCTGTCTTTTTCTTAGGTGGACGACCTACTTTACTACCGTATGTACCTTTACCGTATGGCATAATAATCTCCTGTTATGTTTCATATAATGTACAATGTATACTGTAGTGTACATTTAAGTGTACATTTGTTGCACTTTTATGTACCTATAAGTGTACTACCACTTAGATTTATCAGCCCAATAAGCTGCTGACATTTTACCTTTTGCTATGTTCTTACCGTGTCTTGCTTTGAAGCTGGCTCTCTTGGCTTTCATACGAGCAGATTCACCCGCCTTGGGTTTTCCTGCTGTGCTTGCCCCCTGTTCTCCATACCTAATCGTCTTGATTTTGTCACCTTCCTTTGCCACAACAACATGGCTTTTCTTTGGGTGATTGGGGGTACGCTTCGGCTTATTGTATCCAGTAACACCAGCTCTAGCTAGTCTTGGGTCTGGTTTTTTTGCTGGCATTCTTAGCCTCCATTTGTTTCTCAAGTTGTGCAATCTTCTTAAATAGTTCCTCAAACTTTACATTTACTTGAGATACTACGTTTTCTAAGTCTTTATTGCTGACCATTGGGTATCATTCCTTGTGGTTGTGGCTGAGGAGCTGCTTCTTTAGCAACATTACCCTCTTTTACTGCTACTTCACGTTCCTTGAGTAGCTGTTTGGAGATTTCAAGACGTTTTTGGAACTCTTTGTCATCTGCATCTCCTGCTTTAAGATTGGTAGTTACTGCTTTAATACGGTCAATCTCCAGCTCTTGAGGTATAGCTTGAGCTTCCATGGCCAGCTTCTGACTACGTGCAGCAGACTCTTGCGCTTGTCCGTTGAGAGCAGCGGCTTGTGCAGCTTGGAAAGCCAGTTGTGCTTGCTGTGCTGCTTGTTGTGCTTGCATAGCTTGTTGTTCAGCTTCTGGGTTAGGCTGGTTGGCTTGCTCAAGAGTAGCAATAAGCTCTTCACGGTTAGACAGGTTCATGTTGTCAATAATAGACGTAACCAGCTTAGGATACATTGGTGTGTCTGGTGACATAGTTTGTAGCAACTGAACAAGCTGAGTTACTTCATACTCACGGGCAATGATACCTAGTGAGCTAGAGGTGTGGAACTTGTAGTCAGCAACTGGATACAGCTCAGGTTCAAACTGCATATAACGCCAAGCTGCCTTAGTCACAAATGGAATAAGGAATGCTTCTTGGAAGTTGATCAGTGTACGTTTGTGACGTTTGATGATAGCGCCTAGTGACATAGAGACACCAGCGGCGGTAGCTTCACCGTTGATAGAGCCAGAGATACCAGCACTATCAATAGCGCCTGTAGCTGTCTGTACCATAGTCTGTAGCGACTGAGCCTGTGCAAAGGTAATCTGGTTAACATTACCAAAGTTGAAGGGCTGTAGTATCTCAGCAGGGTTGCCGTTGGTTAAGATGGTCTTACCGGGCTGTATGCTTGGTTTAGCACCACGAGGCATACGGGAAGCATCCATAGCCATCATTGGGTGGATAGTCAGTGCAAGAGCGTCAATCCTAGCGCGTAGTTCCGTGTCTAACGCCTTTTGTGAGTTGTAGCCTTTCTCACATACTCCTCGACCCCAGAAGCGGCTAGGAACGACATCCCATGGGAATGCTACGACAGGACGATCCTGCATCATGTAAGGGTTTGTAGTTGCTTTAAGTAGAGTACCACCGTTACCTACAACAACCACAGCCTCTACGTAGTAAGAATCTTCTTCCCCTTCTTCATCTAAAGCTACAATCTCTGCATCTTCAGCTTCTGAGTCTTTCATTGCTTTTTCTAAAAGATGACGAGGAACAAGACCGTAGTACTTAGTCAGTCTAACCTTATCTTCATCATAGCGTGTCAAGTCTTGATCAGGCTCAATGTTAAAGTCAGGACTGCTGTACTCTAGGCTTACGTCACGGTATACACCGCTTTCCTGTAGCTGCTCTACTGAGTGAGCTGACACAAACTCATCTACTGCACAACCAAGGGCAGAGTCAATGTCTGTAGCTACGGGGTCAATTAGGAAGTTCTGCGGCATCACAGGACGTAGTTTAATACAAGTACGGTCTTGTATGTTTACGCCTACGGCTGTAAGATCACCACCCATTACAGGCTGTGTAGCAGGCTTCATCTCTTTTTCTTCTTCAAGAACAATCTCAGCAATGCCTGTACCAAATACAGCAGCGTTGATTAGACACTCAGCTACTCCTTTGCGTACCATGTTCTTTTTAAAGTCTTGCTCTAAGGCGTTACGAAGAAAAGCAATGTCGTTAGGGTCTTGATCGTAGATGTCATCTTTAATGTCAAACCACTTTCCACGGCCAAAGGTAGCTTCCTCTAGCTCTGCTACTGAAGACTCAACAGCCTGCTGTAACGCAGGAGAGATAATCTTAGAGCGTTCAGTGTCTCGTGTGCGATCCTGTGGAGACCACTGACCACGCCAGAGACGGTAGTATTCTTCAAAGCGTTGTGAGTAGTTAGCTTCAAAGTGGTCACGCCATGAGTCACACTTTTCAATCACCCAGTCTTCTAGGTGCTGCTCTGTAGCGAAGTTGTCGTTGCCTTCTAGTTCCATAGTTAGTAGCCTGCGTATTTGTCTAGGAATTCGTAGTCCTCTTCCTCATAGTCAAATGCATAAGAGACCTTAGCTAACTGGTCTATATATGCAAGAGCATCTATCAAGTCATCGTGGACTAATTGGTTAGGGAACTGAAACAACTCGTCTAGGAACTGAGCATTCCACTTACCCTTGTTTAATACTAAGTTACCGTGTTCTAAACGGCCTTGCAGCGCCCACACGATCCTGTCTGTCTTCTTCTTGTTGCCGTGTGTTAGCTCTTCTATTCTAAAGAATCTTTGGTTCTTCTTCATTATATCGTTCAGGTAGGGGTAGACAGCGTTCTTTAACGCACCCTTCTCGATACCTACTGCGACTGGTTGGTAGTCTCTGACTGCTTCAAAGATTCGTCTGGCAGTCTCTTCGACGCCCCAACGGCCATGTATGATATTAGCAACCCACCAGCCTTCGACGCCCGCTTTAACCACAGCAATTGCCGTCTGGTCAAGTCGTTTGGTTTTAGTCGTGACTTTCTGTACATCTGCAAATCCTGCCAAATCGACAGCAATGTAATAATTACCATCAGTAGGTTCTTCCTCGCTAAATTTAACATCTTCTTCTTTAAAGAGTTCACTGCCGTGCGCCTCGAAGGATGCCATAAACTCCTGACGGAAAGAGAAAGCTGACATAGAGCCTTTAGCTGCTTCAATCTCTTCAGGATCAAGTAACGGGTTATCGTAGCTAGTAAAGTGATACCCCTTGAACGTAGGGTCTTCAGAGATACTAGCGTACTGATATAGATCGTAGAAGTGGTTACGACCCATAGGTGTACCAATAAAGAGCGCATCACCCTTCTGATCCGCCAACGCAGGGCGTAGGATTTGCTCCCACACCTCTGGCTTCATGTCTGCGTACTCATCCATACACAGGAACTTTAGACTAACACCACGCATGGTCTCTGGTCTATCAGCACCCTTTAGAGAGATGGTGCAGCCATTGATCAGCTTAATCTGTAGGTTGTTAACGTGGGCTGTAGAGATAACATTGTGTGCTAGCTCCAGCAACAACTGCCACATAATGTCTCTAGCCTGACCCTGTGTAGGGGCAACGTAGAACACCTGACCTTTCTTATCAGACAACGCACTGATGATCAGCCGCCAAGCAGCTAGTCTACTTTTTCCTGTACGCCTACCCGCAGCCACTACTTTAAAGCGTGTGTCGTCTTCCCAGACTTCCTGCTGCCAAGGTAATAGCGAGACATTAAGATCAGTCAAGCTAGTACGTCCACATTACAGGAGACTCATTACCGTCAAGGTCGCGGATGTCAACATGCACAAAGCTACTAGCAACTCCAATTCCTGAAAAGCCCATCGAGATAGCCTCTTGAACAATCCTAAACCGTTGTGTACCGTCATTGACTTTAATATCTGCTGCGATGCCTTGGGCATGAGTTCCGGGTGTCTCCTTTTTTTTCTTTGCTTCTATGGGGTGGTCTACTGATCTGTAGCCACTTGTAATAACGAAGGGGAAACCACATCTAGCACGTAACAAATCTAACTTCAGCAACAGCCTGTCACTAATCTCATTCTCGCCAGTGT